CTGTATATACTTTACCAGGTACATGGGAAGCACAACCAATGGTTCCAGTTGAATTGATATTCAGTACAACAGTTGCTATCGGAACATTTGGAATAGTTACAGGTTTGATAGCAGCTATGTCAATTATTAAGATAAGAAGAAAAAAAGCTTAGAACAAACTTTTATTATGAACTATGAGTGATTTTATATGGGTTGAAAAATACAGACCCAAAACTATTGAAGAATGTATCCTACCCAAAAGAACTAAACAAACTTTTCAAGACTTTGTTGATAGGGGAGAGATACCAAATATGTTATTGTCAGGTCCACCAGGTATTGGTAAGACTACAGTAGCAAAGGCATTGTGTCATCAATTAGGAGCAGACTTCTATGTCATTAATGGATCAGATGAAGGACGTTTTCTTGACACGGTTCGGAATAATGCAAAGAACTTCGCATCTACCGTCTCTCTTACAAGTGACTCGAAACATAAAGTCATCATCATTGACGAAGCAGACAATACCACTTCCGACGTACAACTCCTCCTTAGAGCGTCTATTGAGGAGTTCTCCAAAAACTGCAGGTTTATCTTTACATGTAACTACAAAAACAAGATTATCGAGCCTTTACATAGTAGGTGTTCTGTTGTTGATTTCTCGATTAATAAAAAAGACAAACCAACAATAGCAGCACAATTCTTTTCAAGACTAACTCAAATATTAGATGATGAAAAGATAGATGCAGATAAGAAAGTTGTAGCAGAATTAATTAACAAACACTTTCCTGATTGGAGGAGAGTGTTGAATGAGTGTCAAAGATACTCAGTTAGTGGTAAAATAGATAGCGGGATACTTGCAGCATTCTCAGATGTATCTGTGAGTGATTTAATGAAGAACCTTAAGACAAAGAATTTTGCAGAGGTTCGTAAATGGTGTGTAGATAATCTTGATAATGATTCAGGTGTATTGATGAGAAGAATATATGACTCATTATATGAAGTCCTTGTTCCAACTACTATACCTGCTGCGGTCTTGATTATTGCAAAGTATCAATATCAAATTGCTTTTGTAGCAGACCAAGAGATTAATCTACTCGCTTGCTTAACTGAAATCATGGTTGAGTGTGAATTCAAATAAAAATTATGGCAAAAATTACTAAAATCAAACATCAAATCAAATCAAATATGTATTACATATTTTGGGGTGCTTGCACTGCTGCTGTAATGGCAGGACAAATATATGTTGGTGCAGGTTATCGTGGTATGTCTCAAGAGGTTAAAGACCTCACTGAAATGATACAAATTAAGATTGAACTCGAAGAACTAAGAAACGAAAAGTATGGAGGAATTATATATTGATACCTCATCTTACTCTCGACCCTAATATTACATTTCCAATTTCAATTGCGGTAATCACGATTCTGTTAGCAGGTTATGGAATATACAAAGGATTTTTTTCAAACCAAAATTTAACTGACCCTTGGGATGACCACGACGATTAGTTCACTTAAATCATATAAGACACCTCTAAGATATCCAGGTGGCAAGTCTCGTGCTTGCAAAAAGATGGAACCATTCTTTCCAGATCTTAGAGATTATGATGTATACTACGAACCATTTTTAGGTGGTGGTAGTGTAGCATTACATATTACTAAAAAATATCCGAATCTAAAAATTGTTGTTAATGATTTATACGAACCATTATATAATTTTTGGTTACACCTTCAATGTAATGGAGAGTACGTACATCAAGCATTAAAGGATATTAAATCAAGACATCCTGACCGTACTTCTGCGAGAGATTTATTTACTCAAGCAAAGGAAAAATTAAGTGATGAAACAACTCTTGCTCAAGAACGTGCTGTTGCATTTTACATAGTAAACAAATGTTCTTTTAGTGGTCTTACAGAATCATCTTCATTCTCTGAACAGGCAAGTGATGCAAACTTCTCAATGAGAGGAATTGATAAGTTACCGATGTATACGGAACTTATTAAGAACTGGTACATTACAAATGTTGATTATCGTCATATGTTAGGAGATGGAGAAAAAACATTTGTATATCTTGACCCACCATATGATATAAAGGATAATTTATATGGTAAAAAAGGTTCAATGCATAAAAAATTTAATCATGACAATTTTGCAGAAAGTTGTGAAATATATAATTCTGATATGTTAATTAGTTACAATTCAGACCAATTGGTGAAAGATAGATTTAAGAATTGGAATGTTGCTGAATTTGATCTCACATATACAATGCGTTCAGTCGGAGAGTATATGAGGGAACAAAAAACGAGGAAAGAATTACTTCTCTTCAATTACAACACAGGAGTATTTTAATGGAAGAAAGACCATCAGACATGTATCAGGACATGATGAAACTTAATATGCTCTATGAAGAGATGTGTTGGGATAATGAGGATATATTAGAATTTTATCCTGACTATGATAACAATACAATTATCATAAGAAACAAAACTATGGATGAGGAACAAATTAACGGATAGTATGTCAGAATTTATTCAACGTCACATCGGTCCTTCTCAAGAGGATCAAACAAAAATGTTATCTGATCTTGGTGTATCAACTATTGATGAACTTGTAAGACAGATAGTTCCAGATTCAATTCTACTTCGTGGTGATAGTAATTTACCAGAAGGATGTAGTGAACATCAGGCACTTGCAGAATTAAAAGATATTGCTTCACATAATATTGTCAAAAGAAGTCTAATCGGGCAAGGATATTATGGAACAATCACACCACCAGTAATCCTTAGAAATGTATTTGAGAATCCTGCTTGGTATACATCTTATACACCATATCAGGCAGAGATATCTCAAGGTAGATTAGAAGCACTATTTAACTATCAAACATTGATTACAGAGCTCACTGGATTACCAGTTGCAAATGCTTCATTGTTAGATGAGGGAACTGCAGCAGCAGAGGCAATGATACTTGCACATAGTCAAAGTAAGAAGAAAGATTTTATAGTTGACGATAAATTATTTCCACAAACGCTTGAGGTTTTACAAACAAGAGCAAGACCATTAGGAATTAATATTATAAAAATTGATTTGGATGATGTTGTATCTATATCATATTTTGCTGACGCATTTGGATTACTAATTCAACTTCCAAATAATCATGGTAATTTAAAACATCGAGATGGTGTTTTGAGATTAGCAGAGGTTCATAAGTGTATGAAGATTGCAATCGTTGATCCATTAGCACAGGTATTAATGCAACCTGTAGGTGAAATGGGTTTTGATGTTGCAGTTGGAAGTATGCAGAGATTTGGTGTGCCAATGGGATTTGGTGGACCACACGCAGCATTCTTCGCAACAACTGATAAGTATAAAAGAAAAATACCTGGTAGAATTGTAGGACAGTCTGTTGATGCTCAAGGTAATAAAGCACTACGATTAGCACTACAAACCAGAGAGCAGCATATAAGAAGAGATAAGGCAACATCTAATATTTGCACAGCACAAGCACTACTTGCAAATATGGCAGGATTCTATGCTGCATATCATGGGGCAGAAGGTCTTAAGAAAATTGCAACTCGTATCTTAACCTATCGTGAAGTTCTAAAAAAAGGATTATTCTGGTTAGGTATAGATGTAGACGATACAGAAGGTTTTGATACGGTTCGATTCAAAAGTTTTCTTGCTGTTGAAGGATACAATGTTCGTTATGAAGATGATCATACTATCATTACTTTAGATGAACTTACAACGCTTGATGAAATCAAAGAATTGTTAAATTCACAACAAGATTTAGTAAACAAAAGTGATACTATTGATCATATCGTTGATGCGGTTGGAATCTGTAAGTGGAAGAATATTCCAGAGAGAACTAAACCTTGGTTAACACAAGAAGTTTTTAATCGTTATCATAGTGAAACTGATATGATGAGATATATTAATGAATTAGTATCTAAAGATTTTTCACTTGTAAATGGTATGATGCCACTTGGTAGTTGCACAATGAAACTCAACGCAGCATCAGAGTTAATGCCAGTAAGTTGGAATGAGTTTGCAAATATGCATCCATTTGCACCAGATAACCAAACACTTGGATATCAAAGAATTATGTTTGATTTACAAGAATGGTTATGTGATATTACTGGATTTGCTGAAGTAT